GTCGTCAGGTCGGTGTCACTAACGGCCGGCGGTGTATTGCCTGAGCCGAAGCCCACCGCGGCGGCAACGTAGCCCGCCGTGCCGGCCGCGAGCAGGTTCGCGAGCACCGGAAGTCCGGCATTGACGTAGAGGTTATCGAGCTCGAACACCGGCGAAGCGCGTCCGCGCGTGGAGCGAGCAGGCGAGTCCTTTCTTTGGCCGCGCGTCGCAGACTCCGCCGCCCCCTGGCGCTGCGTTAAGAGTTTTGAATCGGGCTCCGCATGTTCCCAAAGTCTGACCAGGCCTCTCGGCCGCCGCAAAATGTCGTGGGTGATTGTAATCATAAGACTCCGACTAAGAGGGCGAGCCGCGCCCCCTTCAGCATCTTTATTTGAACCGCGGCTTCCCGGGGGCGGCCGCGTCCTTAAGGCGCGGCCAGGGACAAGACTCGCCCGCACCCCATGCTCGCTAGCGCTCCACTAACCATTGGCTGAAACTGGCACCCCATTCACGACCACACCGGAATCGGCGACCGCCGGTTCGTTGACGCCGTAGGTGGTGCCGTCGTGGTAATAGCGGTCATTGTGCCGCGGCACGACCGTCTTCGCGTCGAGAATCGGGCCGAAGCTCGCGGCGATGAAATCGCTCGGTGCGGGGAGCAACGGGTCGAACTGCTTGAAGATGCTGACCAGCGCGTCGGCAGGCGCGGGGGCCAGCGAGTCAGCAAGGGGCGGGGCGATGAGCTGCACCGAGTCAAGCCAGCTCCGGGCGTTCTTCCAGAAATTCGCCGCCCCGGTAATCTGGGTAATCTGCTGCGCTGTAACAGTCTGCCCCGGCGCGAGTGGTATCACCACCCGAAAGACCGCCCAACCCTGAATTACCGGCCAGTTCGTGCCGCCCCAGCTGTTTTGCCCCTCCTGCAATATCGCATTCGTGAAGCCCAATTGGCTCAGCGCGCTCAAGATCGCCGCCGGCGTCCCGCGCATCTGATGGAGCGGGACCGAGCTCGCGATCAGTGCGCGGTAGGTATCGAAGTCACTGACACTGGTAGCGTCATTCTGCTGCGAAGTTAGAGTGTCGATATCGGTCAGCAGGTCGATACTCGTGCTCGAGTCCCATGCCTCCCCGGCGGCGATACCGGTCGCCCATGAAGGATCAAGGACGTCCCACTGCCAGACCATCGCGAGCACCGCCGAATCGGGCAGGTCGGCGATCCGATAAACGAAAATGGGGGTCAGGTCGAGCGCCTTCATCCGCTGGTCGACGATGGCGAGAATCGCCTGGCCCCGCGTATCATTGATCGATGGTGCGAGTATGCAGTCCATCTTTTCCTATACCTCTCCTTGTCCAGGGAGAAAGCCTGTCCTGAGCCTGTTGAAGGATCGCGCGAGCGTCGCGAGCGCGGGCGAGGGCATTTCCGAATTCCGGGCTTCCTCGCGCGCCAGACAAGGCGGACGCGAGGGAATGACAGCAAGTGGCTTGGTAGACGCGGCCATCAGCTATGCTCCGTGCCTTGCACGACACTCAGGGTGATCGCCGTGCAGTTAGCCCATTGGCCGGCGATTAACTGCGTATAGACCGGCGAGCTCAACGCAACCTCGTAAACGCCCGCGACCCCCTGGAGCGCTTCGATAATCTGGCTCGGGACGATGTCGCGCTGGATGCGCGAGGCCAGCGCCAGCGCGAAATTCGTAGCCGCGTTGTTGACGGCGGTCGTCGTCGACGATGGATCGGCGTCGGAATAAAGCGTCACCGTGCCGCTGATCGAGTAGTCAACTTCAGTGACGGGGAGCACGCTGACGGTGTCGGTCAGCGGCCGCACGGAGTTGCTATTGACGATCGCGCGCACTTTGGCCAGCAGCGCGGAACCCGCCACCCCCGCGTCGTTCGGCGCGACGGCAGGCTGAACTGTGATCGGGCCGGTCAGAATATAGACATAGACCGCGCCCGGCGACGGCGACACGACCGACACGTCAACTATCGACGGATCGGCTTCGAGCGCAAAGAAGCGGTAGGCGCCGGCTGGACCCGCCACGCTGAACTGGTTGGGAGCCGCCTGAATGCGCGCGCGCAGATGGGCGTCGGTCTCGTTGGCGGCGCCGCCGCTGGTGACCGCGGTGTTGGTGACGGCCGTGATCAGCGAACTCGGGGTGAGCTGCACGCTGACCTGCCCGATGGCATAGCCATTGGCGCCCGCGCCCGGCGTCGTGCAGGCCGCCGCCACGACGCCGGTGGTCGCGCCGGCCGGAATAGTCAATGCAGCCGAAGTGCTGAAACTGTACGCACCGTCCTGGGTGCCGACCAGCGTGCCGGCCGGTAGCGTCAGAGCGATGGGCAAGGCCGCCGCGAGGGTGAACTGCAGCGTCGTCACCGCCCCTTGCGCAGAAAGCCGTGTCACCCCGAGCAGGGCGCCAAGGTAATCGAGATTGGGGTAGACTGCATAAGCGAGCAGGTTCTGGAGGGCGGCGTACTGAATCGCGTTGCGCACCAGCGACTCACGATAGGCGGAGAGATTAACGTAGAGCCGCTCGACCTGGGCCGGATAGAGCGTGCGGCCGGTCGCCGCCTGGTAGGCGGTAATCATGTCGTTGACGATCGCGGTCGGATCGAGACCGTCGGCATCGTTGACGAAGTCGGGCACCGGCAAGGAGATTACGCCGGTGGGGAGCGAGACGACCTCGAGCACGGCCACGCAGGTCCAGCCGCCGGGCACGGCGCTGCCGTTGACCACCGCGGTGCCGTCCTGAGTAAAAGCGCTCAGCGCAGAGCCCCAGGTGGAAGGCGGGAGAGCGCCAGTGGTGCCGGACGCCCCGAGCCACTCCTGCACGTTCCCGTTGGGATCTATGATTACGGCGCCTGTGCTCACCGCGGTGTTTGGGTTCCATGCGGGGTTAGGCACTATTGACCCTCACCCGGCCGAAGACGGCCGACCTCTCCCTGGCCATGGAGAGGCGCTGGAGAAGAGCGGTCGCTTCGTAACACCTCTCCCTGACCAGGGAGAGGGCAAGCGAGTCGACGAGCGCGGGTGAGGGTTGACTGCATATTAATTCGCTAATGAAGGCGTAATCGTGACGACTACGGTGTTCTGCTGCAGCAGCGTCGGCCTTAAATTGATACCGAGCTTCAGTTGCCAGGTCACGCTCACGATCAGGTTGCCCGGCACATTACTATTCGTGCCATTCGATGCGAGTGTCGCGGTCACCGCAATAACGTTGATACGCGGCTCCCAGATAGTCAGTGACTCGGTCACTTCGCGCACAATATGCGGCAGCGCAAGGGTGAGCGGCGCGTCGATAAAATGCCAGATGTCGCAACCGAAGGTAGGCCGTAGGTAGTCGGAACCCTTCGGCGTCGTCAGAATAATATTGATGCACTGATTGACGTCGTCGAAGCCCTGCACCACCGCGCCGACCCCGGTCGCGAGTCCCTCCTGCGCGGCCATGCTGTCGAGCATCAGCGACCAGTCGGCTGAAGTGATGTCGGCCAACGTGACAAACTCGACGCCGAGCACATTGGCGTTGGGCAGGGCTGGACCAATGGGTATCGAGGATCCAGCATCCGCGAGGAATAGCAGTGGCATTAGTTATCGTCCTTCTGGAAGCGGAGCGTAAGCGAGCATGGGGTGCGGGCGAGTCTGCGAAGCCGCGGCTCAGAACAAAGATGCTGTCGAGTTGCGAGGCCAGCCCGCTGGCGAAGACTCAGATGGCGCATACCCACACGCTGACGTTGCCGTTCACGCCCGACTGCCCGATGACGCGGATATTGCACTGCCGCGCCCCGTCGACCGGCAGATCGAACATTTCGCCATGAAAGAAACCGGCGGCTGTCGGCGCCGTACCGTCGTTGGTGGGTGCCGGCCGAAAGATTGTCGAATAAAACCTGTTGCCGGCGAAATCGAGCAGGATCACGCGCAGCTCGGCCTGCACGCCCACGACCGAGTACTCGGTTTTTACCACGATCTTCGACTTCCCTTCGCAGCTGATCGGTGTGCTGTTTTCGTAGGCCGTGCCAAGGGCCTGACTGTTGACCAGCAACGTGAAGGGGTTCCCGGCGCTGTTGAGTTGATCAGTGTCGTTGGCGACCCGCTCGATGTTCTCGTTCGCACCGCCCGAGGTCGTCTTGCTGATCACGCCGACCGGGGGCCCGCTGGCGTTCTGAATTGCTACTTGTGAGTTGCTCATCCCTGCGCACCCCGGTCGGCATCGTTATTTTTGACGCAGCTCCAGGGGGCGGCCGAGTCCGCGAGGCGCGGCCAAAATAAAGACTCGCCTACTCGTTTCGCGCGGCGGGCGCGCTCCATAAACGCCGGAGGGCCGGAGACGTTCTGAATCTGTAGTTGCGAATTGTTCATACTGTTTGCACGCCTTTTTGTCCCGCGAGCGAGCCCAGAAGATTACCCACTTTGCGTCTTGCTGCTCCCGCTCGTGATGTGCCCGGTCCCGGCCGGGCAAACCGTGGTATCGCCGACCCGGGCGACCGCCGGACCGCCGCCAGCAAGCACGATCACGCTCCCGGTGATATTCACCTGGCCACCGCCCGCGATGTTGACCTCGCCGGCGGCGGTTATGGTAACGTCGCCGCTCGCGTCGATCGCGACTGTGGCTCCGCTGGCCGAAATACTTAGAGTGCCACTCGCGGGTAGTGCGATCGTCAGGTCATGAGCGGCGCGATCATAGTCGAAGGTCGCGCTGTCCTCAGTGGTCAGATGGAACGACTTGCTCAGCGAATTGACCGGCGGGGTGTCGACCGTTGAGTAGAGCGCGCCGAGGACCGCGCCATCCTCGTCATACTCATCCATCAGGCAGACTACCTGTTCGCCCAGGTCGGGAATCCAGTAGGCCTTGTCGTTCTGCGTGTGGGGCACGACTATACCGAGCCACCATGACTGCATCTGGTTGCGATCCGGAAAGGTCACGCGGACCTGCGCGGTCGCCGGATTTTGCGCCGAAACTATACCAACGCGAAACGCCGACATATGACCTAACCTCTCGCTCCTTCGCTGAAAAGTAACGGGAGCCGAGACTTAATCGTGCCCCCTTCCTTCCTAGGGAAGGGGAACAAGGCGTTAGGTCTCCTAGTCTGCCGCCTGGACATCGAAGATGACCTCGGTGGAATAGACTGTAACGTTGCCCGGGAAAGTCACGGCGACCATCGCCCAGAGGCGTCCGGCGAAGAAATCGTTAGCAAGAACCGAGTATTCCCATTCGTTCGTAACAGAGTTGAAGACCATCGTACGCGCGTTCTCGAGGTTGCCGTTCTGGTCGCGCACCATCAGTGCCGCCGTGCAGCCGGTGAAGTTATTCGCGGTGCCGTCGGACTGCGGCAGGGGAAAGCCCAGCACTTTGCCGACGTCCGCGGTCGTGAATGCGTAGTACGTGTTGAGCGGCATAGAGTTCGCTAACCCAGCGTTGCGCCAAAGATGATTGGCGG